TCTGTTTTTGGTGAAGAATTTAATGATTACATTAAGGACAAACAATTAAATAATTCACTTGCTAAAACAACAAAAATAGTGTATATTACAAATAAGAAGATACCAAAGCCTTTATTGACTTCTACTTGGGAACCTGAAGCAGTATTGATATGTGACAACACTAGAAATTATTCTAAGGTTGACAAATATGTGAGTAATATCGATTTACAATTACAAGTCAACGGACAAGACAGTTTTTGGAATCAACTACACTTTGGAAGCGAAACACTATGAGATGTAAAATTATTATAAGCGACGAAGTCAATGTAAAAATTGAAGGACTGCCTGTTGAAGTGCGAAGAAAAATAGCAAACAAATTTAAATTTCAAGTGCCTTATGCTAGATATCTTCCTCAATATAAACTAGGACGTTGGGACGGTACAGTTGGTTTCTTTGGTCTAGGTGGTAATGGTTATGTCAATCATCTGGACAAGATCATTCAATATCTCAATGAAGCAGGTGTAGAAATCGAAGAAGTCGTAGACAAAAGAGAAAAATTTGATCTAACTTTTAGTAAAGTAGACAAAAACTTTTTCGGAAATAAAACGTGGCCCAAAGGACATCAATGCGAAGGACAAAAAATCGAATTACGTGACTACCAAGTGGACGTGATTAATAATTTTATCAAGGAGCCACAAAGTTTACAAGAAGTTGCCACAGGTGCTGGTAAAACAATTATCACTGCGGCATTGAGTAGCATATGTGAAAAGTTTGGAAGAACATTGGTTATTGTGCCTAACAAAGGATTAGTTACACAAACAGAAGAAGATTACATCAACGTAGGATTAGATGTTGGAGTTTATTTTGGAGATAGAAAAGAATTAAATCGAACACACACTATTTGTACATGGCAAAGTCTTAATGTATTAGATAAAAAATCTAAAGCAGGAGAATCTGTTTTTAGTTTAGCAGAGTTTTTAGACGGAGTAAAAACTGTTATAATAGATGAAGTGCACCAAGCAAAAGCAGAAGTTTTAAAAAAATTACTCACACATCATTTAAAAAATTCCCCTGTTCGTTGGGGTCTAACTGGAACTGTGCCCAAAGAACAATTTGAATTTCAAAGCATCTTAGCCAGCATTGGTCCAGTTGTTAATCAAATATCAGCAAAAGAATTACAAGACAAAGGAGTGCTATCTAAATGTCATGTAAATGTTGTACAATTGGTAGATACCAACGTGTATAAAAATTATCAAGAAGAATTAAAGTTTTTAGTTACAGACGAAAAAAGAATTGAGTATTTAGGTAAACTTGTAAACAAAATAAAATCAAGCGGTAACACATTGGTATTAATTGATAGACTTACAGCAGGTAAAAAATTATTAGAAATCATAGATGACAGTGTGTTTATTCAAGGAGAAACCAAATTAGCAGATCGTAAAGAACAGTATGACGAAATATCTAGCAGTACTAATAAAGTAATTATTGCCACGTACGGTGTAGCCAGTGTGGGAATTAATATTCCTAGAATATTCAATCTTGTATTGATTGAGCCAGGCAAATCATTTGTAAGAGTAATTCAATCAATCGGCAGAGGAATACGTAAAGCCAAAGACAAAGACTTTGTACAGATATGGGATTTAACTTCAAGTTGTAAATTTGCTAAAAGACATTTAACACACAGAAAAAAATTTTACAAAGAAGCAAATTATCCTTTTACAATAGAGAAAGTGGATTGGACAAAATGAAAATAGCAGGTGCACAAATACCAGTAAGTAGAAACGTTCAAGACAACTACAACGAAATTTTAAAAGCCTGCGAATGGGCAGTAGAAAATAAAGTTGATTATCTGTTTACACCAGAAGCATCATTGAGTGGTTACGATGCTCCTAGTTTTAATATCAATACTTGTAAAGAAACAGAACAGGCAATGGAAAAACTAGTAAGTTTTGCATCTTCAAAGAACCTTGGTTTAATTATTGGAACGCTATGGTTGGACGATAAAGAAACAATCAATGGTCCATTTTTTGGAAAAAAAACAAATCAATTGCGTTTCTATAATAAAAAAGGAGAGCACATTGGATCAACATTCAAAACAAAACTGGTATCATTTGATCAAGATTGTGAAAAGCGGACGGAATTTCCCGTTGTAGAACTTGTCACAGAACACGAAACAATCAAAGTTGGTGCGTTAATATGTAATGATCTGGTGGGTAATTATTATTCAGGCGGAGACAATCTAGCCAAAAAGTTGAAAGAAAAAAACGTCGATCTAATAATACACTCAAGCAATACTCAAAAAGATCAAGGACCTCAGGTTAAAAAAATACATGATGAATTTCATGATGCTTGTACAAAATTTATAGCATATGCTACCAACACACCCATCATCAGTGTAGATAATCCTTGGCACATACACGGATATGAAACTGATGTAGGAACGTCTTTTACATCAGGAATTTATCTTCCAATCGATACTGTATTACAACTACCCAAAACAGGCACACACTATTTTTACTATAATACGTCTAACACAAAATATTCTTATCAGGAAGGAAATTAATAATGAAAATATTAACAGTAGACAATATACCATACGACCTTAACAAGATGCCACAAACTGTGTCAGATGACATGGCATTTTCAGTTTTGGACAACAGTAATCCTAAAGAACCAGACTTCTTTTTCTTACCACTGATTTATATTGAATCATTCAGTGCTCCAGCCATTGTGTTGGAAATTGGTGGAAAAGAACTTACTATGCCTTTAGATTGGAGCATAGCAGTTGGAGACAAAGAAGACAGCAACACTGTAGAAGTTGTACCTTTAACCAGTATAGCAGACCGAGGTTTCAGTGCTTTTATATTCAATCCTTTGAAAGGATTCAAAGCAGACTTTTTTGAAGTGAATGTGATAAACTTTTACAATGATGTTAAATGGTATTTTCCAAAAATTAAAAATAATCAGTTATTAACAACACCTCTAACTGATAACGAAAATCCAAACTGTGCATTCTTTGTAAAAGATATTTCTCGTCAATGTGAAAGTATTGAGTACACAATGTTGTTATAATGCCTAAAGCAGTCAAAAAAAGAAAACGTATTAAACAAGAAGAAATGATTTTTACTTCTCCTGATGGAGGTAAAACTGTGTATGGTCAACCATTAAATGGTAAAGGACCAAAAATATTAGTTGAAGAAACTAAAGATCCTGATTGGTATTTGTCCGAATTAGAAATTAGCGAAGTGGTAGATTACGCAAACGAAGGAAATAAAACTTTACAAATTCAGTTAAAGAAGTTAAAATTACTTTATAATTTAATAAAAGAAGATAGATGGTAACCAAAACTAACAAACTACCTTTGAAAGATATATTGGCGGCTATTGATATGAATGCCAAAAGCGTTTGGGACGAACTTTCAGATGACGATAGAAAACAAGTTTCTTTTTATTTGTTGAATAGATATGCTAGTGCTATCAAAGGAACCAAAGAACAAAAAGAATTACAAATTTTAAAAACCAACCAATATTACAATAAAAACTTTTTTACATTGAGCAAACATAAAAAACTATTGTGGTTTCTGTTGTGTATGACTGCTAGTGACAAAAAGAACATCAGATATCATGAATGGATTGGTTATAAGTTTAAAGAATCTAACAATAACAAAGCATTTAAGTTTTTAGAAAAACTTTATCCTAATAAAAAAATTGACGAATTAAGATTATTAGCAAATATTAACACCACTAAAGAACTTAAAGAATTAGCAGAAGATTTAGGAATGAGTAAAGAGCAAATCAAAAAATTATTATGATAGAAAAGTTATACCCTTGCAAATATTGTAATGCTAAATTCGCCAAAGAAAAGACATTATCAGTACATATGTGTGAGCAAAAAAGAAGATATCTACAGAAAGATGAACGTAGAGTACAATTAGGATTTCAAACTTTTGTAAGATTCTATGAACTGTGTCAAAAAGTTACAACACCTAAAACTTATGAAGAGTTTTGTAAATCTCCATACTATACAGCATTTGTAAAATTTGGAAGTTTTATCAGTAATGTTAAACCATTGTATCCAAACAAGTACATAGATTACGTTGTAACATCTGGAGTTAAACTTGATCACTGGTGTAGAGAAGAACTGTATCAAAAATATGCTATTGATTTGATTTTAAGAGAACGAGTTGAAACAGCCATGGAAAGATCAATCAAAACAATGATGGATTGGGGTGATGAAAAACAAGCACCATGGAGTGATTATTTTAGATATGCTAGTTTGAATAGAGCAGTTGTAGATATAAAAGATGGTAAAATTTCTCCTTGGCTTATATTGAATTGTAAAACTGGAAAAGAAATGATGAAAAGATTTAACGATGAACAATTACAAATGGTATATGCTATAATGGATCCCAGTCATTGGACATTAAGATTTAAAAGACTACCCGCAGATATTGAAATGGTTAAAGAAGTAATCAAGGAGGCAAATTTATAATGTTCGATATTGATATAGACTTTGCTGATAGAAATGTGTTGTTAGAAAAACTTAAACACAGAATAGCAAAATTAGACACAGAAAAAAAACATAACACAGGTGTTTACTTCACAGAAATTCCACACGACCCAGCAACAAATATGGCAACAATAGATTACGAAACTGCTGAAGAAAGAAACTATTTTAAAATAGATTGTCTCAACGTAAGCATATACAAAGATGTAAAGGATGAGGATCATTTGAATCAATTGATGAATAAGGAACCTGTATGGGAATTGTTAGAAGCAAAA